ACAACCCACTTACGCATAGCACCAAAGTCTTTCTCCTTTAGTGCCTTGATAAGTTCTTCCAGTTTTCTTACATTGTCAACTTGAGCAAGAACACCAGCATCAATAGTTCCGCCAGAAGAATAACGTTGTATCTCGTTGAGAGTTCGGCGGTAATCTGGGAAATACCGCGAAACAATCTTTCCCAAAACGTTGGCATCGTATTCAATTCCCTCTGTTACTAATATTGTTTTTAGTCTTTTGAACATCTCCATTGCCATCTTGGCCTTCTCATCACCTTTGAGTGAGAAGTCAACAACGGCACAACGAGAATGTAGAGCATCAATCAGCCTTGCCTTAAAGTTACAGGTGAAGATAAAGGAACAGTTGTCACTAAACTCCTCAATAGCCCCACGAAGTCCCGCCTGGGCCTCTGGTGTAAGATAATCAGCCTCATCAAGGATGATAACCTTACGACCACCTGTAAGAGAGATGGTTGAGGCATAACCTTTGATCTTGGTTCTCAACATATCAATACCACGTTCATCAGAACTATTGATAAAGAGATGGTTGAGACCAAGTTCTTCACACATGGCCTTGGCGATGGTGGTCTTGCCGCAACCGGCAGGACCAGTTAGCATTAGGTTGGGTATGTTACCCTCTTTCACATAATCCTGAAATACCTTTTTGATACGATATGGCAGGATGGTGTCCTCGACCTTATGAGGACGATAGCGTTCGCATAACAAATATTCACTCATTAAGATGCCGTCTTTTCCATAACAGTGGTGTAAAACTCTTCAAAGTCCGTATTCTCTTGAACCTCTTCTTTGAAGTTGGCACGGAAGTAGGCCCTTGACATACGGCGGAACAACTTCTTATCAATACCGAGTTTGTCGGCAACCTCATTCGTGGTTTCTTTTTGTAGTTCACGTTCGGCACCAACACGGGTCATGGAGTCATTCATCTCCATAACTGCCTTGCGGAGGATCTTACGATCTTCATCTGTAAGGCCTTGAACCGACCGTTGCTGCTGGTTATGTCCAATCATACTCATTAGTCCACCTCAATAATCGCACTAGGGTTAATACAAACATATCCATTTGCTGCTACAACGGCAACACCGCCGCCGTCTTTACATTTTTGGATATACAGTTCATGCAGAGAAACATTGTTAGCAATCACATAAACAAATGCCACAATGGTGGCACCTGTAAATGTCATTAACAGAACATCATAGATTTTCTTACTCATTATTTTGTTTCCTGAGCAATGAAGTATTTAAGATTACCTGCCTTGTTCACGAACTTGGCAAAGGCACCAATCTGTAGTTCCACATCATAGTCATCAGGAATGAGTTTTAGGTTCTCACTCTTGAAGGTTGCGATAAAGTCCTTACCAGCATAGTCACCAATCTTTGTAGAACCGTGGTTGGACGTGTCATTTGCTTTCTCGTGGATCTTTAGCAACAGAGATGCATCCTTACCAACTACCGATAGGTGTGGAAGGTTGTTCATCGAGGCCAACTTTAGCAACCGTGAGATAGAAGCATTTAACAAGGTAAAAGATACATCAACATTCTTGATTGATAGTTCCTTATCGGCAGGTGGTGTAATGATAAGATTAGGAGAACAAGGAAGATACGTCAAGGTAAAGTCACCTTCAGTCATAGACACGGAGTCGGTGCTAAATGTGATTTCAGGATTGCGTAAGGTTGTAATGTTACCTAGAAAGTTATTCAGATCATAGATGCCGAACTGTTGTGGGATATCATCTTCAAGAGTTGCCTCAAGGAGAATGGATCGTTCCGATGACATGGTCTTCTGAACCTTGCCAGGATTAAGAACAACACCGCTATTGATATTGGCAAAGTTCTTTAGAACCGTTAAGGTATTTTCACTAAACTTCATATTATACTCCTTATCATATTGTCAAACTATAATATATACTAGCATCTTTATCGTTTTGTGTCAAGATGGTTTTTATATTTTCTTTTAGATCATTCACTGTTCCTTCATTGTGAATAATAAAATCTGGAACATAGTTATTCCATGCCGTCTCTGATATATGCATCTTGGAAAGTTCTTCTGGAGATGGGTCATCACCTCGTTTTACTCGGATAATCTTACCGCCGGCACTCCGAATAAAATCAATCTCATTAGGAAAACGAGTATCGGATATAACCACATCTTGATATCCTTGTATGCGTTTCTCTAAGGCTGCAATCCAGATGTTATCTGCAATATTGTCTCGGCATGCCTCACTACCCATTTTTTGTAGAATAAGGCGAGGTGTAACCTCGTATCCAAGTTTATTAGACCACCAGGGGTCAACACGTTCACGAAAGGCCCGTGAAGCGTTACTATCACCTTCCAAAAGACCCCGTGGCCATACAAAGATGGAAGCCACGGCATCTTTTAGAGCATCGGCAAAGGCAAACTTTTTGTAACCATAATCTCTTTCGAGAATGTCACCTACTGTGCCTTTGCCGGAACCAATGTAACCGACAACGCCGATTATCACCGCAAATTACCGCTCAATGCTGCTACTGCTGGAAGGTCACCCTGGAACCCATATGTACCAACGTGTGTTGTCTTCATCCATGGGCATAACCACACTTTAACACCGATAGCTCGGGCATTCTGACAGAACATATAGTCCTCAGAAAGGTAACGATGTGATTGTGGATCAATGACTGTATCAAAGAAAGCATGAATGTATCGTGAACCATCAAAGTTAGCTTGACCAACGTGGTCTGGCTTATAGTGAAGGTGTGGATATTCTTCAGCATACTTATCAAATACTTCACGTTTCACCAACATAAATCCTGTACCAATCTCCATAACCTCAACTGGTTCAGTTACCTTGAATGATGTGGTACCTGGAACTGGGTTAAACACGAAGTCACCTGTAACACCGTCAAGCATACCAGGTTCAAACTCTTTATTATCCACATTCTTTTTTACAGCATTGACAATGTTAGACCAGTTAATTGACTTCTTTGGATATGGACCACCGATGATTTCTTTATCCAAAGCCAATAAAGCAAGAATGTCCTGTGGATTAAACTGGATATCGGAGTCAATAAACAATAGATGGGTGCAACCTGAACGGAGGAACTCATCAACAAGGTAGTTTCGTGCCCTAGTAATAAGGGACTCATTAAAGATAAATGAGAATCGGCATTCCATACCATATTGGATGCAGGTTGCTTGAAGGTCGAGACAGGCTTTAGCATACAAACCGAAGCATTGGCCTCCGTAGCACGGCGTGGCCACAAATAATTTTTTTTGACGCAAGGATTCGGTTGAAATCTTAATTTCCATAATGTTCTCCATAAACAAAAAGGGACGTGACAAGGTGCCACATCCCTATATAGCATACTTTTTAGAAAGTATTACTGAGCAAGGCGATAGAAAGCGGTGCGCTTACCGTCAACATTGCGGTAGTTGGTGTAAATGTTGTAATACTCACGAAGGTCGGAAACTCGCTTACCAACGTTCTCACGAGGAACACGGGCCAACTTGGCGATTGAGTCCGCCGTGATACCTGGTGACTTCGTGTTCTTTAGAAGAACATTTTCAATCTTCTCAATTTGTGTCTTACGTGGTGTAGCCATAATATATACTTCCTTTTTCATAGTTAAGTTTCGTCGTTTTGGAGCGGAGACTGTGTAATCGAAACACAGATTCCAGGGGGGACCTGGGTAATACCTTTATACGATCTCCGCATTTATACCCTGCTATAATACCGACGATTTTTATATTATAGCAAAGTATTGGTGTTATGTCAACAACTTTTTTTATCTCTTTAGAAGGATACAGGTTTACTACCGTCCGCATTATGATGGTGGCCATTCCAGAGCATAACCTATTTGGTTGGCAAGGTTCAGGGTGATCATTCCCCAAGCGAGCCTGTATCCATCTAAGGAGACAGGGGAAAATCCCCTGTCATTTTTTTATTAGAAAGTAGGACCAGAGGCGCCATTAGCACCAACGGCACCCGGATACTCAACTTCACCAGTAGCACCTGTAGCACCAACAACAGGATCGGCGGTTTCATCCACTTTACGATACAACTCTAAAAAGGCATTTTTCGTATCAACGTCAAAACGGTTGAGGCACAATTCAATAGCCTTTACCTTGTTTTGGTTGAAGATGGAATATGCCTCGCAGATATGGACAAGACGGCGGGTTGAGATGATTTCACTCAAAGCACCTTCAAAGAAGGACTTGCGGATAACATCTGCCCAAGTAACCAACTTGTCAACAAACTCCGTTGCGGTGATACCGGATGCTTGTAGAACATTGTTGAGGATTTTTGTCTCAACCTTAGCGGCAGGATATTCTTGTTCCATTGTAATGCTGAAACGCTCAAGGAACGCCTCATTCATAACATTGGTGCCGATAAAGCGGCCGTCATCAGAACCTTTGCCTTTAGTATTGGCAGTGGCAACAATGTTAAAACCTGACGCAGGGTGAACCACACGGTTAGTTTTTTTCAGATAGATTGCTTTACCTTCAAGCACCGGCTGGAGGCACATAAGTTTGTTGGAACCGAGGTCAACCTCGTCCAGTAATAGTAAGGCACCGCGAGACATAGCAGTAATAACAGGACCGTCTTGCCATACGGTCTCGCCATTGATAAGACGGAAACCACCGATAAGGTCGTCCTCGTCGGTCTCAATTGTAATGTTGACACGGACACATTCTTTCTTTTCTTGGGCACATACTTGTTCCACCATCATAGTTTTACCGTTGCCAGAAAGGCCGGTGATATATGTTGGATAGAACTTTTTGGATTTGATGATAGCACGGACGTCCGTGAAATGGCCGAACGGAACATAACCGAGTGCCTTTTCAGGAACAAGTGAAACCTCGGCGTTAGTAGAAACAACCGAAGGTGCCACCATAGCAACGGCCACGGCAGGCGCCGCTTTCGGAGTTGGTGCCTTAGGAGCCGGGGCAACTTTTTTAGCAACCTTTGGAGAAGCATCGGCGCCGTGTTCAGGAAGAGAATAGATACCACGACCAATCTTGCGGGATACGTCATTAAGTATCCAGTTAGGTTTATCAAGTCCGTATTTGTCGCAGATTTCCAGGACTTGCGGACGGGTGATTGAACGGATAGCACCAAACTCGAAACGGATTTTATCGAGGAACTCGGTGCGGTCAATCTTCTTAGCCATTAGAACTATTCCTTTCAGATTTCTCATTATATATGGATTATAGCATACGGAATGGTAGGTGTCAACCATTATTTTCGATTGTAAACACCGTTGTTTTTCTTAGACTTTTTCTTTGAGTATGCCTTCTTGATTTCCTCAGGGTATGTAAACAAGCACAGGTCGGCACTCGCACCTTCCCAAGGAACCCATCGTTTTACTGTGGCACGGTCATCTTGCTTATCATATTCATAACTTCCGTGTGTGTTCCACCACAAGTCAAACTTGTTTTTAGGGCGCCATATATCAATAAATCGCCAATAGTTTGTATCATAGTTATCTTCCAACCATCCAGCATATCGACCATTATCTCGGTCAGGAGATTTATATTCTTTCATTATGCTACCTTCTTTGCTTGTGTTGCGATACGGTCAACAAACTGACGGAGCAGAACTCGATTGACCGTCTTTTTCATGGCAAACTTGGAGAATGCCGCAGCCATTCGTTTTGGAGACATTTTCTTTTCACCGCTATTGTCGATTTCCAGTTTGTTAGTATTATCGCCAATGGCATTAGAGTCAATAACATAGTATTCATCATAGCCGGCACTCTGAACAGGATAGAACTTATTGTCCTGCCAGAACTTTTTAACTTTTGTATCTTTATCGGTATAACTCCAAAGGTTAAAGTCAGACATGAACCGTTTGAAGTTCCGCTCAAAGAGATAGAAACCAACAAGGTTACAACCGGTGCGGTCTTTTAGAATACGCAGGAGGACATTTGTATTGTTTTGCGTACCCATCCAACCCCAAGGCTCATAGTCATATGTCTTGCGGGTTACCGGATCAACATAGAAATACTTGCGGTTAGCAGACCGTTGCGTAGTGGTCATACCTGTAGTAGGAAGAGTTTCATTCTTTACACCTTCACCACTGTCAGAACCACCGTCGGTCATAAAGATAGTATTGACGATTTCCAGTTTGTTCTTAGCACGGAAATCTTCAACCATCTTAGGAGCAATCATAATGGCCAGGTTCAGAGGTGTACCGCCGAGGCCGTCGCAACCGATATAGTTCCGACCAGAGGTATACCAAAGCATGGACATGGCGAAGTTAAGTTCCTGTGTATTCATACGGGATGATAAGAAGTTCCGCATAACCACGGCACCACCACCAATCACATTTTGCTGGTTCATATATGTGAATGGATTGTCTGCACCGCAATCCCTGAAAGCATATACCTCAAAAGGCACTCCGATTTGTTTACAGAATAAGCAAAGGGAGAATAGTTGCTTTAGAGTATTGCGGAGGTTATACTGCATAGAACCAGACCAATCAAGGAACATGATAAAGCCGTGGTTCTTGCCTTTTGGAATAACCGTCAGGCGGCGGAAGATATCATCATTATACTTGTAAGAATGGAGTTTGTTAGTATCAATAACACCAGTCTTGGCAATATTGATACGGGCATACATTTCAGCAGCCTTTTTAGCCTCAAACTCCTTGACCAAGAAAGAGATGGTTTCTTTCTCTTTCATTTTCCATTGCGTCATATCTTTCTGGCAAGCAAGGAAGGTAACGTTATCAAAATAACGGGTGGTCATTTCTTTGCGCCAGTCTTCAAGGACCATTTTGTAATCGTTTATGGCCTTGTCCCAATTTACTTGCGGCATATTGAGATAGATATAATGGCAGTTTTCGTCCTTTACGATATCTTGGGAACGTTTCTGCCACGTTTGATCCGTTTCAGACACAGGAACATTGTCAGGAACCTCGGTGTTTTGACCAGCACCGTCGCCTGATTTATTGGACTCAGCTTCAAGGTCGCCTTCGCCTTGGGTTACACCATTGGCCTTTTCTTCACTTTCACCGGAATCGGTTTCATCTTCATCCTGGCCTTGGCCTTCACCGTCATCATCACTAGTATCACGGTTGTCATTGCCATCATAATCGGAGTAATCATCGCCTTCTCCTTCTTCGGACTCGCCTTCAAC